GTTTCTGCAGATGTTTCTGCATCTGGTTGTTTACTTAATTTTTTAATATCAGCATCTGCATTAAATGTAAGTTTACTATCACTAACTGGTAAATATTCTGCACCTTCTTGGATAGCTTCTGCAAATTCAGGAAGACCAATTACTGCTCTTACACCTACATTACCATCTTGCTTTAAATATTCTTCTCCACGGAATTTAATTCTCAAAGAATTACCTGCAAGTTTGTTATTATACACTTCACCCAACTCTTCTACACTAGAAGCTGTAGCTGCAAGATAATCAGCATCTTTTACAACTTTTGTAAAGATGTGTCTAATCTTCTTATAAGAAGTTGCAGCTGCTTTCTCTGAAAGATAAAATCTAAAATCAGTAGTTGCTTCTGCATCACCATCTACTAAATGCATTGTAAACACAATAGTTGGATTACCATTCTGATTTGTTTCACCTTTAACAGATTTAATTGTTACTTCATGTACACCTGGTCTAATATACTTAGGTTTGTTTACTTCTTGAACATCTTGTCCACCGAACATAATTTTAAAATTTATTTGTTGTTATTATTTAAGGAATACTTTATCCCAATTGCCTGTTAGTTTACCATCAACCATTTCAGTTAATGTAATCTCTTGATTCTTCAAGTGGTCAGGTCTTGCACCACATGTTACTTCTTCTGAAGTTTTAAAGTTTAGAGTTACTTTATCAGCTTTTCTACTTAGTAAACCAATAGCATCTGCTTTAGCACATACAATAGATTTAATCTTACCTGATAAATCTAAGTCTACTGCTGATACTTCTTTACCATTAGTTTCTAGCATCTTATCTTTTAAGTGACCTAGTAGAATAATACTACCATCTTCTGGTACCAATGTTTCAATATAATCTAGAATCTTAAAGAAAGCTTCTCTAAGATATAGATAACCTGCACCATTAGGAAGTTTTAATACACTATCTCCATCAAAGTTTTTACCCATTGGTGTATTTTGATAGAGTTGCTTTGCATATGATAGACACATTTCTTCCAATGCAGTAACAGTATCTACTGCAATGTACTTGTAAGGTTTATTAGCTTTAACAATCTCTTGACCAACAGCCTTCAATGTTGCTAAACTATCTACTTTAAGTTTGAGAGCTTCAACATAATCAGAACCATTCTCGAAGTCTAGAATAAGACAATTATCTAACAGAGCCAAGGCTGATGTTTTACCAGCCTTTGGCTTTGAATAGATAACCATTCTCTTAGGGTTAGCTCTTGTAGCAGCTACCTTTTGAGTTGGTAATGTTACCATATTATAGTTTAGAAGTTAAATCTAGCAATCGTTCTACAAGTACTGGATACAAACCAGGATATTGACTTTTAACCAAGTCAATAGGAGTACCACCAATAATAATTGGTTGACGCTGACCATCCCTGTTTTGTAGTTCTGTTTTAGGAACTACAGTTGTTAATTCTAATACTTTAACAATAGTGTTAATTGTTTCAATAGCATCAGCTTTTGTGTCACAAGGATATCTCTTAGATACAATCTCTTGCACATAAGCAATATATTCTTGTTTCATTTGTGCATTAGGATCTACAGTTCCTTCTTGACTATTGTCAACTGTTGTTGTTTCTTCGTTTTGTACGATTTCCATTTTTAATTTATTTGTTTAATTGTTTATTAATAATATCCTTTTTCATTCATATAGCCATAACCTAATCTAGAATTCAAAGTTTCTTGATCATAAAAAGAATCTGCATCATCTATATAGTTAAAACAGTCCATACAATAATACTGTGACATAGTATTATCATATTTTACATTTCTATGTTCACAAGATTCTTTAAATAAATCTAATTGTTTATTGGCATTAATTTTATCAATCTGTACGTAAGAATTTAAATCTTCTTTTATATAATCTCTATCTTCTTTTAAGAATTCTAGATATTCTTCTAGACTATCTGACATATATGGATAATCAGGTTGTGCATTGTCTACCATTTTATCATATTTTTCAACAAGATCTACAACAAAATCTAAAGCTAAACTATAAGCATAACTCATTTTATTAGATTTAATATACTTTGGATGATGTTTAAATTCTTCATACAACATATTATATAGTTTAGATTTAGCTCCTATATGACCATTATTAATCTGACTAACAGTTATAGGTCTAATATAAGTATACTGCTTATCAGCAGATAAAATAATATCAAGAATTACATTGTAGCAAATTTGAACTTCTGATATTACAACATACTCTGTTGAAGTATGAGGATTATGATAACCACAAGATATATTGAAACATGCAATACCAACATTTCTTTTAGATAGTGCACCAGCATCTGTTGCAATACCAGTACACTCTTTATACTTATGAACTTTTAGAATTGGAGCTGCAAATGTACTAAATTCTTCATCAAATAGCTTAACGCCATTAGAATAATTTATAAAATCAGAATTACCTTTCCTATCTGCTTGACCTATAAACTTACAATCTTTGAAGAAATCTAAGTCACAGGCATTAGAACCTATACATCCAATTTCTTCTTGTAAAAAGAAAACTACTTTAATATTATCTATTGTTTCTAATAGATTTAGACACATAAATACACCTACTAAATCATCACCACCAGTACCTACTTGTCTAGCACCATCAAATGCTAACAAATAATCACCATTTCTAACAATAGTTTTATTAGGGCAATATTTATGAACCTGATCTAAGTGACTAACTATACATGGGTAAAGATTAGCTTTACCTTTAGTAACATAAATATTACCATGTGCATCATCTTCTATAACTAAAGAGTGTTTCTTGTTAAGTATTTTAAGATATTCTTTAAGTGTTGGTATTATTTGTTCTTTCTCTTTAGAAGATTCAGACTGCCAGCCTAAAACTTCAATTAATAGTTCTTCGTTAAACATTATTTTGATTTCTTGCTTGTTCTAATATATTCTCAAGTTCATCCCATTCTATTTCTTCTACAGATTCCCAATCCCAATCATCATTATCTGAATCATCTGGTACTTCATTAGGAATGTTTATACTAGTATCACATGTATTAATAGGAGCATCTAGAGTAACTACATCTTCATGTATTAATTCAGGACCATTTTCACCAATTTTTACAAGATTTAAATTATAAATATAATCATCAAATTCAAGTAAATTATCTAAATTAACAGGTGTATTAGTAAGTTCACACATGAATGTATCCCTTATTGGCATAACACTAGCTTGTTCACTTACTGCATTAATGAGATTAAAATTATCTAAATAAGGAAATTTTAAATTATCGCTTGTTGATGTTCTTCTATTATTAGTGGATATTCTAAATTTTGGATAAATTCGCATCTTTTCAAATTCTGGTGGTAAATAGTCAAGATCTACAATAAAGTTTCTATCATAATCTGTAGTCCAGTTACCAGGTGACATTGACATAAGATTCCTCTCATTACCATTAAATTTTCTTACATTATAAATGTTAATATAATTATTGTTTTCAGCATATCTGTGAAATAGTGAAACTAATTTACTATCACAAGTGTAAATTCTATCCATAACCTTATGACCATCTACAGTAGTCCACACTAATGCTCTAGCCATAATAGAATCTAGATCTTTAGGTTTCATAATAATAAGACTCACATTAGAATTCTTAGCATAAAACTTAATAGAGTCCATATTATGATCATGTCTCATACAAGAAGTACCTAAATCACCTGTATTTTTGAAATAATTATTGAAGTTGTAATATTTTACAATATCATCACCAGTTACTATACTAAACAATGATTCATCATAATTAGATAACATTTTAGTATATTCTAAATGAGCTTGAAGAGTTTTAGGATTATGTTCTGGATGTAATCTAGCACATAATTTACTAAATGATATAGTTCTTGTATTACCTTTGAAGATTTCTAAAGCATCCATTGGATATTGAATATATGAAATGCGGTTTTTTAATATAACATCCATAAATTTATCTTTAGTTACATAGATTACAGAATTATCATCGTTTTGTTTAATACAATGGTAAAATTCATCAGAGTTTTTATCTTCTTTAATTTTAGCCGCAAAAGTGTTATATCGATACTCAGTAAATACATCTGAAATATAATAGTGAAATTTATCCATATTATTTTGAGGAATTTCCAATATATCTTTTACAGTAAAATGACTAACAATAGAATAATAATCACCGTCTTCATAGATTTTATAATCTACATTATAAGTGTTACATATACCTTGTCTACCAGTAGATTTATCAACAATAGAAGAAAGAGCCCTTTCAGAATGCATAGTAATACTACTATCTCTTTTAAGAGCAGCTCTAGTTCTACAGTTACCCCATAGTCTTACATAATTGTTTATATTTCCATTTCTATTATGATAAAAATTAGATATTACAAGACAAAAACTTGTTAGATTGCCAAATAAATCATACTTAGGTTTTAAGTAAAATTTAACGTATCTACTATAATAAACAGGTTTATTTATTACATAATTTATGAGTTCTGGTGGCAGTGTTATAGTTGTATATTTTGAACCTTTATATTCAATTTTAATTGTACTCATAATATTAAATAAACAGTACCCTACACCATAAGCATAGGGTACTGTCTTAGTTATTAAATATTGTTGTTTAAATCAGCTAGATTACCAAAACAGTCATTAGAATTAGTAGTAGCTACCCACTGATCATTTTTCCAACTAACATAATATCTAGCTGGAGATTTCTTTTGACCTTTAACTTTAGCAAACAATGCTCTAATAGTTGCTGCATCAGGAGCAGGAACTTCATCTTCCAAAGTAACTTCATCCTCTTTTCTCATGCTGTCAGCTTCAATTACACAAGACTGAATAAAATCAAGGTAATCTTCATCAATGCAAGAAATAAAGATGTTAGCTTCATTTGCTTTCTTTTCAGCAAATGATTCATTCTTAATGAAATTTACATCATAGTTTTTACTACCAGTAGTTAGATAATGATTTTCTTCTAATCTTGATAAGATTTCTGGTTCTACATTTAAACCAAGTTGTTCAGCAAATGCTACACATGCTTGTGCAAGTGTCAAGTTGTCTACTAAAAAGATTGCTCTTTCCATTTTAATTTAATTTAAATTTGTTTGTTATAAAATTTGTTTATTTCTAAACTGTTAGGTTCAGGTAATTCAAAGAATTTACCAGATTCAGGTTTTACATATAGACCTTTTGCTATACCATCTCTAGATAATCTGTTCTTGATTATCTTCAACATTAGCATTTTGTCTTTAAGTTTACTAATATCATAGCCTAGTGAAGTATCCATATCTAGTTTATATGGACACATAAGACCTAAAGCAACATCAGCCATCTTGTTATCTTACAGGCTCTTTATCCTGTAAATCTATACATTACTGCATAGTTCAGACTATATCATCAACAGACTTAAGTCCTCCAGAAACTATACCACCAGGATAGATGGTAAGTCCTCTAGACTTAATATTTATTGTCTGTTGCAGGGTGCTCGTGTCAACATTACTGTCCTCAGAATTATCTGATAGGACTCGGTTGTTAGTCGTTGAACCTTCAAAGGTATTACTACCTAAGCTTGGCTGCTGATTATCCTCATTCACTATCTCAGTAGTAGGACTTTCCAGCAATTCACCTTGTTTATTCAGGACGCTTTTTAATTTGTAAAGTAAATCTTCATGCATAAAAGGTCTTATAATATCTTCAAACTTTTTACAAGAATCTTTTAAAATATAAAGTCTATGTTCTTTATCAACATTACAATTTATATCATAAACTTCTTTAAAATAGTTTTTAATAATATTACAAGATTCTAATGAAAAACTATTAGTTGCAATATAATACCCGTTTTGATGATTATAACCATCATCTTGAAACCATATTGCTATTCCTAAAGGTTTTAATTTATTAACAATTTCAGCTGTAACTTCTTTTTTACCTGTATTATAAAACATATCTCTATAAATATTATATAAAGGATTAGTTTTACTATATACTTTTATTACTTTAGTAATATTACCACTTCTTTTATCAAGTTGGTCATAATATTTATAAGTAAAAGGTAAGTTTTTTAGAAATTCATATTTCCATAAAGCATATTTTTCTTGTTTAAGAGAATGTGAAAATGTAAATATTGGATAGCGATGCTGTTTAATAATTGTACCATCACCTAATAAAGAACCTAATATAATTTGTTCTTCATTTTCTGTTAAATTTATTTCACGATATGTTTTTGTAGAAATATTTAATTTATTTCTAATATATCTTAAAGCTTCAAAACTGTAATTTGTTAATTTTTTAATTTCTCCATTAGTTAATCCTTGTTCATGTAAAGATTTTACTAAATCATAATTGTATTTTGTAGTTTTCATATTGCAAATATACAAAATTAATTACTAACTACAAAACCTTGTATGGTTATCCTGATACGGGTTAGTAGTGTCTTTAAAGTCACCTTGTGATGGTGATAAATCTACACCTTTAAACTTTTGTCTTTCTACACTACTCAACCCTTGATTAAATTGCTGTAAAACAATAGGTGTATAACCAAATAAGTTTCTAAGCAATACAAAGTACTCACTCATCTTATCCATTACCTCTTTAGTCTGAAAGCCTCTTTCTTTCTTAAGAAGATATAAATGGTCTAGTGCTACAATATTATATGCATCAGAATCATTTGGTTTATAACCTACTATTCTTTTTTTAATACTACCGTCAGTATCAGTATAATCTTCAAATAGAATTTCACCATTAGATACTGCAAACTTAAA